CACCAGAAAATCCAATTAGACGTTTCATTATTGGACCACAGATTTTCAACATCATCAGAGGTGCATTGTTAGATCCAGAAATGGAGAACTTGCCAACTGATTATGATGCGGGTGTAGACTTTAGAATAAACAAATCTTCTAAAGGTGGTTACGCAGATTACTCAACTTCTAAATGGAGTAGAAAAGAATCGGCAATAACAGCAGAGCAAAAACAAGCAATCGACACACACGGTTTGCACAACTTGGGTGATTTCCTTCCAAAGAAACCATCAGAAGTTGAACAGAAAGTGATGAAGGAAATGTTTGAAGCATCAGTGGACGGACAACCATATGATCCAGACAAGTGGAGTCAATACTTTAGACCCGCTGGCATGGCTCAGAGAACAGGTGATCCAGTGAATGCAACAGTGGCACCACAGCCAGCACCAGCAATGGAGGCGACAGTGGCACCAGTAGCACCACAGACTGAAACTGCTCCGGCACCAACGCCGGAACCAGTAGCGACAACTACACCAGAACCAGCACCAGTAACAACTCCTGCGGCAACAGATAACAAAGCAGAAGAAATACTGGCAATGATTCGTGCTAGACAAAAGTAAATTTACAAATAATAGTGCGTAGAAATACGCACTATTCTTTTATGAAATTATCCAAACCATATTTTTTGCGACATCGCCCAAAAGCCAATGCAATCAAAAATGACATGAAATTGCCATGGTTAAAACTATCACTAGATATTCCAACATCAGATATATTAAAAGAATTTGAACAAGTAAAAGATCAACTTGTGGCACACAGGCCAAACGAAACAATAATGCATGAACAACACAACGGTTGGCACAGTCTAACCATACACGGTGTTGCTCCTGACATAACAGATCAAACTGAAAAAGAAATGCCACACACTTGGACCAGTGTTGCAGATCAATGTTCTACGACAAAACAATGGATCCAATCAAACTTTATAATAAACAACAATACCAAAAGAATAAGATTCATGTATCTCGAACCCGGAGGTTGGATATTACCACACCATGATAGAGAAACCCACATGTTGAAAGAAATAAATGTGGCAATCACAAATCCACAAGGTTGCATATTTCGTATGATGGATCGAGGCGATATACCTTTCACTCCAGGAACTGCATTTATACTTGATGTTGCAAATAAACACATGGTATGGAATAACAGTGACGAACCAAGACTGCATATAATACTACACACAGATATAGAAGATAAAACAATCGAGGAAAGTTATGAGAACTGCTATTATAGTCAATAATACTAACAACCTGTCGTTGTTGTATTTTACCCAAACCAAGTTATTTTATAATGCACACAACAAGGCCATACACTTATTCAAAGATTGCGTCACTGTTGAGTCATACTCACAAGCAAAACAGATTGCCAAAGGCAACGATATTGTTTTAGAAATAGGTGACGTGTTGACACCAGAATTCATAGACAAGTATAAACATTCATCTAATGTTGTTTATACCAAAGATCAACCAGATATTGTTAGATTTGACAAAGACAAACCAATGGATGAAAAATCATTGATGAAAGAATTACTACAACCATATGGGGACTACAAAAGAATTATTATCAGTAAACTGTTGAAAATGGTCACAGAATCAGCAAATAAAATTTATTTGAGACAAACAGAACAACTTGACATTGAGTACAATCCCGGTTGTAAACATTTTTACGGACTAGCAAGTGGGTGGAAAAGTATGATGCATTGTGTCAAACATCAATATGAAACTGTGACATTGTTTGATGCGTGCGATCGTCAACTTAATTTTGCCAAAGCATTGCAAACACAAATGAGTTTACCATTAGATTACCAAATAGACGAACCTGTAATGGGTGGATGGAATCCACCACAAGAAGTCAAAGACAACTGGCACATATGGCATTCAATGGATGTAAAATTTGAAAAAATTAATTTACTAGAAACACCAATTTTTCCAAAACACAGTTTGGTTTGGATGAGCAATGTGTTTGGTTGGGAACCAAACATTTATAGATACGGATATGACAAATTAAAATACCTAGAGAATCAGTTGGCAGAAACTAATTCTGAGTGTATATTTGTAAGACAGGAGGGCATAAATTATGGTCAAACCATTTGATATATCAAAATTTAGAAAAGACATAACCAAATCAATCGATGGTTTGGGCATAGGATTTAATGATCCCACAGACTGGATATCAACAGGCAATTATGCATTGAACTATTTGATATCTGGTGATTTTTACAAGGGCATTCCATTAGGCAAAGTCACAGTACTTGCTGGTGAATCAGGCTCTGGCAAAAGTTTTATTGCATCAGGTAACGTGGTAAGACACGCACAGCAACAAGGCATCTTTGTTGTATTGATCGATTCAGAGAATGCACTGGACGAGAAATGGCTACAGGCACTGAACGTGGACACATCACCAGACAAACTGCTAAGGCTTAGTTTGAGCATGATCGACGATGTTGCTAAAACAATATCAACATTCATGAAACAGTACAAAGCAGACTACTCAGATGAAACAGCAGACAAACCAAAAGTATTATTTGTTGTAGACAGTTTAGGTATGTTGCTGACACCAACTGATGTTGATCAGTTTGACAAAGGTGATATGAAAGGTGACTTGGGTAGAAAACCTAAAGCACTGACGTCATTGGTTAGAAATACAGTAAACATGATTGGTGCACACAATATCGGCATGTTGGCAACCAATCACACTTATGCATCACAAGACATGTTTGATCCTGACGATAAGATAAGTGGTGGTCAAGGATTCATCTATGCATCAAGTATTGTAATTGCAATGAAGAAATTGAAATTGAAAGAAGACGAAGATGGCAACAAGATATCAGAAGTGCGTGGTATAAGAGCGGCATGTAAAGTTATGAAGACTAGATATGCAAAACCATTCGAAGGCGTACAAATAAAAATACCATATGAAACTGGTATGGATCCATACTCCGGATTAGTTGACATGTTTGAGAAAAAAGGATTGTTGACAAAACAAGGCAATCGTTTAAAATATGTGGATAAAGATGGCAAAGAACATTTGGACTATCGTAAACAATGGACAGGCCCGAAACTTGAAATGATCATGGCTGAAATAAGCAATATTGCACCAGCAGAAAATACAGTAGATGAGGTAAGTACTGTCGACGAGGTCAAAGGAGATTAAATTGGACACAGTTGACGCAACCGTTATTGCAGAACTTTGGGATATCTTTGAAAAAAAGATACCAAAAGACAAACCTGAAGTGGCAGTAAGATTTGTAAACTTTCTCATAGATAATGGAGTGGAGGAGCAGACACTCAAGGATATCCAACATGAAGTTGGAGATGATCCATTATCAACTGCCATCGATGAAGTATTAGAAGAATACATTGATGGTGATGAAGATGAGACAGATGATGATTGGTAAAAATTGGTTTTCAGACATAGTCAAATCTATTGCAAATATTCCTGCCGCAATAAATCATTACGAAACAGAACTTGAAAGTGCTAGACGTGAAGTTGCCCTTTATGGCAGACTTGAAAAGGCCGCTTCTACATTGCCTGGCATAGTCGAACAACGGTTTGGACAACTGCAAGAAATTGAAGCAGTGCTGAATCATTTGAACAGAGAACTACGCAGATTGCGTACCAAACACTACAAAATATATTTAGAAAATTATCAACGAGCATTATCCTCTAGAGACGTCGAAAAATATGTCGACGGAGAAGATGAAGTTTGTGACTTTGAGGCAATAGTTAATGAATGGGCATTACTACGCAACAAATGGTTGGGCATCCTAAAAGGACTCGATCAAAAACAATGGCAAATAACCAACATCACAAAACTGCGAGTAGCAGGCATGGAGGACGCAGACGTAAAATGACCGAGAAATACATAATCACACACGAAGATCAAATGCAACTACAGAGTGACATCATACGTCAAATGACCAAAGACGGTTTTTTGCCGGACGTTATCATAGGCGTTAGCAGGGGTGGACTACCCATAGGCGTCATGTTCAGTCACTACTACGACACACCATTCATTCCATTCAAAGGGTCGTTGCGTGACCATCCTAACTGGGAATCGGATTGGAAGTTGCCATCACATTGGAAGATTAGAAATGGCAAAAAGAAGATTCTGATCACAGACGACATATGTGACGAAGGTGACACATTCGCCAAGATAGTCGAAGACATCAGCAAAGCCTACCCTGACGCAATCATCAAAACATGTGCTTTGGTCCAAAACAAAAACAAAGTGTTTACAGTAGACTATCATGGTGTTACAATAGATAAAGCAATCAAACCACTCTGGGTAGTATTCCCATGTGAGAATTGGTGGATGTAGGCTCTTGTAGTTAAACGGTATAACAAGGGTTTTGTAAACCTTAGTTGGGAGTTCGATTCTCTCCGGGAGCACCAGTAACAAGGAGAAAGTAAAATGAAAGAAGGCATAACAGTACCAAGTGTAAATTTTAGAGTTAGGGTACAAAACGAAGAAGGAGAATATGGTTGGGCAGACATGCACACCAATGATATATTCAATGGCAAAAAAGTTGCCGTTTTTTCACTGCCGGGAGCATTTACGCCAACTTGTTCAGAGTATCAATTGCCAGCATACGAAGGAGCATACGAAGAAATGAGAAAATACGTTGACGAAGTGTATTGTATTTCTGTGAACGACTCTTTTGTTATGAATGCATGGGCAAAGGACTTGGGCATAGAGAGTGTGAAAATGATTCCAGACGGTGCAGGAAACTTTACAAGAGCAATTGGCATGTTGGTCAATAAACCAAAACAAAATTTTGGCATGCGATCATGGAGATATTCTATGATAGTGGACGATAAGGTTGTCACACATTTCAATGAAGAACCAGGAAGAAATGATCATAGCGATGATGATGATCCATATCAAGTATCTGATCCAGAAACTATGTTGAAGCAACTTGGTGCAAAAACTTTCATGCAGGATATTACTAGCAATAATTAAAATGCAATGAGAATATATGTTGGATACGACAGCAGAGAAGATATTGCATACGAAGTTTGCAAATATTCTATTCAAAAACAAAACAAAGACATAGAAGTAATTCCTCTCAAACTTAACACCATGAGAGAACTAGGCATCTATACTAGAGATGTCGACAAAAAGGCTTCTACTGAATTTACATTTAGCAGATTTTTTATTCCGTATCTCATGGATTACAAGGGTTGGGCAATGTTTGTAGATTGCGATTTTTTGTTTATGTCAGATCCTAAAGAAGTATTTGACATGGCAGATAAAAATTATGCTGTGCAAGTTGTCAAACACGATTACAAACCAAAAAACACAACCAAGATGGACGGCAAAAAGCAAGAGATTTATCCAAGGAAAAATTGGTCATCTTGTGTGTTGTGGAATTGCGGACATCCTATGAACATGAGATTGAGTTTACAAAACTTGAACACAGAAAGTGGCATGTGGCATCACAGATTCATGTGGCTAGATGATTCAGAAATTGGAGAGATACCACACCATTGGAACTACCTCACTGATTGGTACAGAGAACCAGAAGATGGCAAGCCTAAAGCATTGCACTACACAGAAGGTGGTCCATGGTTTGAACATATGAGAGATTGTGAATATTCCGCACAATGGCTCAATGCCAGAGATGCTATGAATCATAAGAAAAAGGCAAACACATGAACCTAAATGTATTACAGAAAGGTGCTACTGTCCACACTGCACCATACCCACATATCATTATAGAAGACGCCCTACCATGGGACGTGTACGAAGAACTAGAACGCACATTTCCAGAAAACGCCGTTTTAAGCACCGAACCATTCGATGGGGGTATATGTTATAGGTGGAAGGCAGATAAACTGCTACAAGAGGCGTTTAAACCGGAAATATGGCGTGATTTTTGTGCTTTTCACACTAGTGCAGAGTATGTAAATCAGTGTTTCAAACTGTTTGAACCTTTTATTCCAGAACAATTACAACGTGAATTTTCCACAGAAGAAGTATGTGCAAGAGGCTGGACAGAAGCCAAACATAACATACACACAGACTGCCAATTGGTGATGCACAAACCTATCATAGAACGTACATCACGCACACCACACCTTGATAATCCGATCGAAATATATGCTGGACTTTTATACATGCCACATCCTGATGACAGCGGCACAGGTGGAGAATTTCAAGTACATGCATCACAAGGCAAGGTACAACAAGTGAACAAAACATTAGGAAGACAAGTGCCGGAATCAAATGACGGTGGTGTTGTCAAGACTGTGCCATACAAAAGAAATACTTTTGCAATGTTCCTAAACACACAAAAAGCAATACACTCAGTTTCATTGAGACAAAATCCAACACAGTATAGACGTAGTGTTAACATCATAGGCGAATTCAAAGACAGAGGCTATGGTCGTATGTGGCGGGTGAACGAAATCAAAAATTAGCGCCAACTTTTAAAAAAAACTTTTTTGTCAGGTATGACACTTAGTCCTGTGACTTCTGGCAAGATGGTGTTCTTCAATCCCCACTCGAAAGATACAATTACTTCTTGTTGTTCTATAGGAGTTTCTCCGGTTGGGTTTTCACTAGTTTTTGCATAAGTGGGCAAGATGTAAGTTCTATCACCGGTCTTTGGATCTAGGCACATAGCAAACACCCAGTCTTTGCCCGGACTGTCCAACAACGTTTCCCATATGAAAAGACTGTCATCTGCATAGTCTGAACACTGTTCCACTTCATCGAAATCGAACCATGTCCTTTCCAACACAAATGTTTCACGTATTGGTTCTCCGATATTGAAAAGTATCAACCATAGATAGATGCCTGCGTTAGTGAGTGTCATTATTTGTGTTGCTCTAGTATTTCTTTTGCGAAGCCATTTGCGATCTCATATGGTGTGAATTGATTGTAGGCCAAACTGTACAGTATCGGCTCTCTAGATGGACGAATTGGTTCTTCTATCTTGGCAAGGTCTTGTAATCCTAACTGTCTCACCGCCGAATGTGGTGAAGTGAAAACAGGTATGCCCATGCAAACTGCATCGATGGCACACATGCTGATGGATGTCACCACTGCCCATGCACCTTTGGCGTCTTCTTCGAAAGTTTTAAGGCCTCCCAATTCTACTGCACGAGGTCCACTGGTGCCTTTGGCACGTGGTTTTTCACGCACAACTATCTTCCTATCTGTGTGTTGTTGTAATTTTGCAACTGTGTCTTGAACCCAATCTGTGTGTCCATACCAACGATTCATGGTTGGTGAACTGTTACACACTAAAATATGTCCACCATCGTTCTTCCATGGTTCGATAGTTTTATCAAACAGTTCAAATCTTTCCGATGATCTGTGATAGTGTGTGCTTGGATGAAGTTCGTTCTTTGTGATGCGCCAATAATGTGTGGCATTGTTGTCACCATTCCATCTGCCAAAGTAAGGCATGTCCGCAAAGTAAAAATCTTTCTTCCTGCGTTCTAGGTCTTTCATGAGATTGAAATTCTCTCCCACAAATCCCCAGAACATTGCTGGGCCATCTCCACGTGCATAGTTCTTAATATCTATGGTGTCGGGCCAACCCTTGCGAGCCGCGTCCAACACTAGGTATGCCTTTGATTGTTTGTTTGGTGGACAATATAGTTGCAACGCCATTACACATACTCCTTTTTGACAAAAGCAAGTTCAACCATGTCAGTGGTTAGAATTCTATTTGTGAATACCACAAAGCCATGTTGTTCAAACATGCTTATCACTGTATTTAATCTTTCAAATTGAGTGTCTTCATCACCCATGTACATCTCAAATTCACCCACCACTTGTTTCACAGGCAAGTTGTTTGCAATTATTTCATTGCAAAATTCATACCACAATCCTTCTATATCAAATTTGATATAGTCTGGAGCAGGATGATTCTCAAGCAATCCTTTGATATTTTTTGTTTCCACTGTGTACTGGTCAACAACATTCTTAGGATCATGATTTATCAAACTGTAACATCTCCTTTTGGGATCAATTGTATAAAATGTTAATGGAGTTTGACTAGGATGAAACGCAACATTAAACCATTTCAATTTTGGTTTACCTGACCAACCTTTTGCTATGTCTCTATTCATTACTGTTGAATTTTGTTTTGCAATAGCATTCTCGCTCAATTTTGTTGGATCAAAAGATCTTATATCTAGATTGCAGTTAAAATAACGCAACCATCCTTCATGTCTTGCTTCTTTGCCTATGCCAAAAGTCCATGCTTGTTTAATAGACTGCAATACCCGAGGTGCAACTGAATATTGTTGACATTTGTGCCATGTGCTAGGTGGCAGTGGATATTTTGTTTCTATGTCTCGACATCGTTGCATCAGTTTCCCTGGGTACCTTTTGCAACTTTGGAAATTATTTCTTGTTTGGTTTGCTCATCTAA